ACGTGGAGCTGAAAGCAAAGACCGGAGAAGATGCCGCAGGCATCATACGAAAGAAAATTGAGGTATTAAAAAAGGAAACCCCGACACCTGGTAAGTAAGAGGGTTTCCAATCCGTAATAAGGGTAAGGCGGTTCCTGCCACCGCCAAGCCTTACCCTTTTATTATAGCAGGGCGGTGGAAGAAATCAAGAGCGGAATGCAGGAGGACATAGAGATGGCAGCAACCAAAGAGCAGGAACGGAAAGCGTTGGAAAAAATCAAAAAAATCGTGACAGACCTTGGAGAGGATAGCTATATCAGCATGGCATTTGAGGGATGCTTTGAAATTGCCGAGGGAAACATTGAAAATGATTTCGGATGCAGCATGAAACAGAGAGCCGAAAGTTCGGCGGCAGAGGCAGCAAAATATAAAGAAATGTACGAAAGTGCAGTGAAAGATTATGAAGCAGAGAAGAGAACTGTCGAAGAACTTGAACAGAAAGTTCTCACGTTGGAAGAGGCTGGCGCAATAAAAGCTATTCTTATTGATAGCAAGACGGAGGCGATAAGAAGAACAGAAGAATCCGCCAGAAAAATTGTTGAATTTGCGGACAATCCGGATAGCGCAGAATTTAAGCAGGCTGTGCAGGACAACAGACATAACAAACAGTTGGTTGAGGAAAGCGAAAAACTTATCCAGAGGATTCTTGATACTATGTTTTAGGAGGAGCAGAGCTGATGAAAAAGTACAGAGTAAACGAGAGCGAACATTTCAACCTGTATTCGATGCACGATAAGCTGAAATGCATCGAAATTGACATGCAGGAGGCACCGGCACACACATATACAGACGAGCAGTGGGATGAGGTCCAGGAAAGAATCAGCGAAGTCGAGGAGCTTATGGAAAAGGCGTATTGCGTGGGCGCATTGGTGGACTGGCCAACCTTAAAGAGAATCAGGGAGATTAAAGAGGAACGGCAGTTGATGAGATACAACGCCTGCATGGAACAGGGAGCATCGGAGAAAGATGCAGCAATGGCATTTGAATTATAAAACAGTTACCCGCCCCGGAGGGTACGAGGGCAGAAAGTGAGGACATACAAATGATGGCGAATATTGTAGCAATGTTTCATTCAGCACTGCATATGGATGATGGATACGTGAATCATATCGCAATAGTCCAGGACGTTGATGGATACCACAATCATTTTCTTTATGATGAGGACAAGGGAAAAGGAGCCGCAGGGACAGGACCATTCAAAACAATAGAGGATGCGAAACAGGATGTCATAGCACATTACCCTGATGCGAAAGAAAAGAAAATCTCCCCGGCAGGGTACAGGTATTACAGCACACAGCGTCCAATCATGCCGGGAGGATACCCGAAGCCAAAAAATAATGAAGTCCTGGAGATTGAGAACTTCGACAATAAAAAGTTTGTTGAGGAAGTAGGCTGCCAGGCATGGGGCTATATCGAATACAAAAAGCCGCTCGGACATTTTGATGTTATCAATTATGAATTGGCTGCTGTAAAGATTAAAACATTGCATCTGAAATATATCGGCAGGGATGATTGGGGACGGTACGTGTATGAGGATGAAAACGGAAAGCTCTGGAAGAATACAGACTGTTGCAGTCCGAGAGAGTGCTGCGAGGAAAGAGGAGATACGCTCAACTCATCCGCAGGCAACGAATTTGACGGAGAACCTGATTGCTTCATGGCGGCTCACATTAAAGTTGAGTATTTACCGGAAGAGGGAGGCGAGCAGGATGGATAAAGAAAATACCGGCGAACAGCCGGCGAAACTGTACCGGAATAAAGAAACAGGAGAGCTGTTTACATATCGGGAAATGTTGAAAGAATGGCGAGAACGGTACGAGGGGATTAACCCTGCCAATGGATTTTACCAATACCACTGGCACACAAGGTACGATTACTTAGGATAACGGAACAGGAGGGCGGAAAGTGAGAACGATTGATTTATTGTATCAGGCATATGTCGATGAGCGCATGGAGAGCGCAGAAAGCGGAGAGGAGCAGGAGGCGATTCGCCAGTTTAGAAATATATGCAGCAAAGCAGATAACAGCCTTATGAAATTGCAGGGCGATATATGGGACAGTATGGTCCAGTATGGAGATAGCAGAGAAAAGCAGGGATTCATCGCAGGCTTTATGATGGCGTGTGATTTATTCAGAACAGGAGGTACAGGGAGCTATGACAGTAAGGGAAATGCTTAACAGTGCAAGCGATGATGCGATAGCAAGTGCAATATTGAGAGGGGCATTCAAGAAATGCGCGTACTGTATTTATGATGATGCGATTGCACATGAAGCTGGCGAGCGAGCGTGTCCGAATCCGTACACAGGACAGTATTGCAGAGAGGGAATAAAGAAATTTCTTCAAAGCGAGGCAACAGAAACAAAGGCAGATAGAATCAAGAAAGGCAGATAGGAGGCGTGAGGCATGGAGGATTTAATTCTACACCCTGATATTGCAGAGCCGGTAATGACGTTGAGCGATAGAGATATGGGGACACTCTTCAAAGCGCTTATGATTTACAGATGGAGGGGCGAAGAACCAAAAGACTTGAGTGCGGCGGCGGATATGGCATTTATATTCATTCGGACAAAAATGGATATGGAAACCGAGGCAAGAAAAGAATACTGCCGGAAACAGCAGGAAAGAGGAAAACTTGGAGGCAGACCGAAGAAAAATCCAGAGGAAAGCAAGGAAAAGAAATAAAACTCATTTTTTGAGCTTTTTGTAAATAAAGGTATTGACACCTACCTACTACGTGTTATATTAAACTCATAAGAACGAGTTATGAAACACACAAAAGTGAGTAGGAGGTCAAAATCATGGCAGCACAGATTATCCAGTTTCCGGTACAACATAGCAACGGTTATAACAATCTGATTCAGTTATTTGAGATTTGCGATTCTTTAGAATCCTGCAATTTCTATCTTGAAAGCGTAGAACAGCTTTTTCAGAAAGGATATATTTCTGAAAAAGAGATGTACACTCTTCGCAGGATTGGCAGAGGAAAACGCCTGGAGCTGACACAGCCAGAAAAGCAGGAGTCGCAGGAGGCAACCGAACCTGGGGTGTATCAGTATACGCCGGAGATGGGAGGCGCAAAGCCTGATTGCCAGATGGAGGCGAGCCGGGGATATTATGGCGGTCATTGGTTTATTGATACGCCACTGGAAATCAAAGGCCGGGGAATTACATTCCTGAAAAAATATACGGATAAGGATTTCTGCACACCGGGGCATTACCGGGTAGGCTGGAACGAATACCGAGTAACCAATAAAGCGTTCGATAAATTAAAAGAACAGTACACAATTTCACAGGAAGTCTGCCTCGATTAAGAGGCAGATACAGAATGGAGGGAGGGCAGAAGCGTGAGCCGGAGAAAGATGCACGCATACGGAGAAAGAGAAAGCGGAGGGAGATACATTCTGGATGATTACGATTTTTCTCGGAATCATACAAAAGCACAGACAATCAAAAGATGGAAAAGGAACTTGAAAAAGAAAGCAAGGTCTGAACGCCGGAGAGTGGAGCACAAGGCGATGAGCACAAACGATGAACAATAGGAGGAACAGCTATGGCAGATATGACATTAAGACAGTTTTGCGAGAGATACCGCAAGGGAGATTTCCTTGCGAAAGACAGAGAAACACAGATTGAGGCAGGCTGGTATGACTGGTTTTGCGATGATAAGGCACTTGCAGGAAGATTGGCGAAAATCTGGGGGATTCTGAAAGGTATCACAAGCGATTACATACTGGATAACTACCGGGTGTGGTTCAAAAATAATTGCCCGATGGTCGGGCCACTTTATGATGATGTAAGATTCGAGCCTCTTGATGAGGAGCAGAGAGATGAGTTGTATTTCGGAGTTGCCATTGATGATAAGCGCAGGGAAAAGAAATACGTTATCTTCACAGCCAGAAATGACTATGAAAACGAATGCGGGTTTAATAATGTCCGGGAGGTTCGACAGTTCATAAATGGGTGGGAAGATGAGCTGAAAAATGAAGAATTTTACAAGGCAAGAGAGAAAAAACGCCAGGAGATGGAAGAGGCAAACAATAAATTTGCAGAGATTATGCAAAGGGCAGATGAAATCCTGGGGAATCTCAAGGAGGACTAAAGTGTGGAATATACCGGATGAGGACGAATACTGGGAGCGCAGGCGAGAAGAATTTGAAAACCCACCACGCAGGCGGAGCCAGTGGGATGATGAAGAGCCGCCGCCATTGAGAGAGGACTATCTGTTCCTGGATGAGGAGCAGGAAGAGTTGGAAAGCAAATACGGCTGCCCGATGGTGGAACTGGACGAAGATGAACTGTTAGAGATTGTAGAACAGTTCGTAAAATTAACGCCCGAGTCTGCCAAATGGGAAGAGAATATGCAGGGCATAAAATATAAATACCAGGAGGAATGTGCGTAATGATAACAGCAAAAATCGTAAAGTATTATAACGATTATAACCAGAAAGCGTTCGACAAGACGTTTGAAAATCTGGACGAATTGGCAGATTGGATATTCGACCAGATGCAGCTTGACTACACCAAAAAGCCGGGATGCGATTTCTTGACATTTCCGACCGATAGATTCGGAAAGTGGTATGAAATTTCAGTACGACCGAATTATGGGGGATATGTGTACTGGATTCACGAAATTGACAGTGAAAGTGGCATTATTTTTTCGAGTGGGAAATATACAGCCGGGAAAGATTTCTGTGCAGAAAAGGTGCAGGAGTGGTTCCAGAAATGCGAGGAGCGAAAGAAACATCCAAAATTCAATTTTGTGGAGGTGTAGGCAGTGGATATTATAGAAAAATTCAAGCAGTATATGCTCGATAATGGTATCACATACGAGGAGGCGGCAAAACGTATCGGATGGACCAGGCAGAATCTGTGGTACAAACTGAATGTGGGAGTATCACCAACCTATGGAACAATCAAAAAAATTGCGGACGGTCTTGGTTTTGAAATTAAACTGACGCAGGATGGAAAGCCGGATATAACAAAGCTGGAAGATATAGCGGCTGATACAGAGGATGATTCTGCAAGATTCATAATTATTGAGCACGTCATAAATTCTATGGGATATTCTCTCGAAATAGTACCACCTGAAAAGTAAACTCAAAAAATTGAGATTTTGTTAATAAAGGTATTGACACCTACCTACTACGTGTTAGTATATACTCAAACAACTCAATATAGTGAGTTACAACACAAGGAGGAATGAAGATGGGATTATTCAAAGAGCTTATGAATGCAGTCGAAAACAGGTTATATGGAACAGGGGCAACCGCTACAGCCAAGGAAAACAACGGCGTACAGATGATTTTGATTCAGACAGGAAAAGCATTACAGGCATTGTATGTTGGCTCAATCCTGAATGAGATGGCAGCCGGTATCATGGATGCGGAAGAGGGAGCAGAGGAAGTGGAAAGAATGTTCTTCCACGCAACAGCAGAATAAGAAAGGAACTCACAAAAATGAGCAAAGAAAAAATTGAAATGACAGAGAAACAGTTCGAGGAATTATGCAAAGCAGTATATCCGCACCTGAAAGCAATTCAGGAGGCATTAAAAGGGAATGGCGAGGAAATGTCAGCGAGCATATCAGTTGGCAGTGATGGATACCTTAACTTCCATCCTTACAATTCAGATTGGGAGCTTTCAAAGTTCAAAGATTCACAGACAACGATGAAATATGAGCACAGAACAATCTTAAAAATGGAGGAGGACGAATAATGGAGATTCAGTTCTATACAATCAGCGAGGATATGGCAAGAGCCGCCAACGATGCCAATTCAATGAGTGATTATAAGCAGGGCAGCGCAACAGAGGAATACCGCAAGCGAGTGGAGAGTGTCTATGCGGTTGTTGAGAAAATCAAACAGAAGAGACCGAACCTTGCTGAAAAGGCAGAGAGAATGGCAGGGAGATACAGCAAAAAGCTGGCGGAATACTACAATTCCTACTACAGAAACGAAGCGAGCTGTCCGTCAGTTCTGATTTCTGGAGCCGGTAACTTCCCGGTTAAGAAAAAGAACAAGCAGAACAGCCGCAGGGATTCACTCATGCAGGAGTGGAACAGCCTGGAATCCTATGCAAAGAAGATTACAAATCTGCTCACAATGAACCAGCCGATTTTATCCGGGGACGCACAGGCCATTGAGATGTTGGAGGAAAAGCTGGAAAGCCTTACAGAGCTTCAGGACAGAATGAAAGCGGTCAATGCATATTGGAGAAAGCACAAAACAGTCGAGGGATGCCCGGAACTTTCCGTTTCACAGCAGGAAGAATTGAAAAAGGCTATGTCAGAAAGTTGGCATTTGAGCGATGCACCATTCGCAGGGTATCAGCTTTCAAACAATAATGCAAAAATCAAAAATACCAAGGCAAGACTGGAAAGACTGAAAAAGGCAAAAGAGGCAGGAACTAAGGAAACAGGGAACGATTTCTTCAAAGTGGTAGAAAATACAGACCTTATGAGATTACAGCTTTTCTTTGATGGAAAACCGGATGAAGAAACAAGGGATATTGTAAAAAAACATGGTTTCAGATGGTCACCGAAGAATGGATGCTGGCAGAGGCAGCTTACAACGAATGGCAAATATGCTTTGAAAGAAGTTATCACAGAATTACAGAAAACGTCTGCTTCGGGCGCATAGGAGGTAACAGAGGTATGGCAGAACTTTTGACAAGGGCGATTGTAGAAGAATACCGGAAACGTGCAAAAGCTCTGCCGGACACAGCAGGGCAGGACATAAGGGAGCGAAGAGAATTAAGAATTGAGTTACAGAACCGATGCGGAATAACGGAATTACAGGCAGTTAATATCCTGAACGGATTCCATGCGGACAGCTACATAGTAAGTGAATACAGAAAGGCGGCTGAAAATGCATCGGAGAAAGCTCAAGACCATGAAAGACTGGGAAAGAGAGGCAAACGGTAATTGCCAATATAGCTGGTATGATTATGCGAAACCGGGTGACCTGGTGGATGAAAGCGTATTCATATATTTTATGGATGTCACAACACCAAGAATATACAGAGATGGATACTTGCAGGTGGGTGCGCCATACAGCAGAGTGATGGACGATGAGATGGGAACGGAGCGTGACACTTTCCCGACTTTTGAAAGGGTGGAGAAAGGCATATACCGGTTCTGCGGAAATTGCTTTGCAGGAGAAACAAAACATATCGAATAACAGGAGGACAAAAAGAATGAGTATCAATTCAATCAGATTAAGTGCATACGGATTCCGTATGGAGGCAGTAGGCAGCAAGAAGTTTATCAAGAGGGAAAGAGATGCGTTTCTGGAATTTGCGGCAGGAAGAGTAAACGAAACGGCACAGAAATTAGCAGAGGCAGTATGCGCAGAACCGTTGCATCCATTTTGCAACTGCGCCATGCCTGGTGTGGATTCGGACCAGGAGCATGAAAAGTCAAAAGATACCGGAAAAGAGCTGAACATCACACATAAATACAAGAAAACATTTACGCTGGATGAATTAAGAGCACTTATCAGAAACGGAGAAATCCAGAACCATGTTTCGGTTGGAGATACAATCTGGATTATGTTTGACGGAAAAGAGGTTCCATACGATGTTATCGGCTTTGATGTGGAGGAACTTGCGGACAAAACGCTTGACCATAGCATGACAATCCAGGCTCATGTAGCGATTGAGGCGAGAGAGTTCGATACAAAAGGAGATTACGGCAGTAATGTATGGGCGGATTCCGAGCTGAGAGAATATTTACAGAGTGATGAGTTCAAAGAAAGATTTGCAGACCTCATTCCTTACCTGGCAAAAGTGAAGAAAAACAACAGCAATGGAGAACAGACAGAAGATTTGTTTTTCCTACTCTCAAAAGAGGAGTTCGACCCGGAGGAAACACCATACGAATTTTATGAAAATAAGGCGAACAGAGTGAAATTCACAGAGGATGGCAACACCTGCCGACACTGGACCCGCTCGGCTCTTCGGGGCGCCTCGTACTATACGTGGTATGTGCACTCCGGTGGTGGCGTCGGCACCAACTCCGCGTACTGGGCTCTTCGCTGCGCTCCGGCTTGTACCATTGCATAGAAATCTATCAATCTTCTCATCCCGGCACCCATGGATGCCGGGGAGGGGATAGAAAAGAGGCGCAGAATGGCGAAGAAAAGGACGAGAGCAGAGGAATTGCAGGAAAATTTGCAGAAAGATTTTCAAAGATGGGAATATCTCAACACGCATGGAGGCAGCGACCCATTATATGAAGATGGCTTCAACATGAACATTGTGCGGAACCATATCATATATGACAAGCGGAAGTGCCAGGAGGAGTTGGAAGAAAAGGACTACCCGAAAGAATATTTCAGAGAAACACCGCCGCAGGTAGACAATTATTATATGGCGAGGATGGATGAAATCAGGGAAAATGCTAAAAGCTCTCTCTTGGTTTATAAGGCAGATGAAAATTATATTTTTATCATGCAGAATCTTGGGAAGTTGAACGAAAGGCAAAAAGAACAGTGCCATATCGGTGCGGTCATGGGATATATTACAGGATTGCAGAGTTTTATCAATGGGAATGATTATGTCGGAATGAGGCGGCACGAACGCCCGGAAAGATACCAGGACAGTTTTAAATATTGTCGCAAACAGATTGAGGAATACCTGAAAGAGATTCCCAAAGAAAAGGTACTGCCTACCGGACAGCTTACGTTATTTGACCGATTCGATATGAGTGGAGGCTAGAAGATGGAGGAAAGAAAGTGCTTGTATTGCAGGAAGATATTTCAGACGGATATTCCAGGAAAGAAATATTGCTGCCGCAAGTGTTCTGTAAAATACAGGAGGCACAGAAAAGATGGATATAAAAAATAAAAATGAGTTGAAACGGCGAATAGACCTATTCCTGCATGATTTCACACATGAGGAATACCGAATCAACGAAGAATATTGCAAAGAAACCATGCGGATAATGGTAGATTTCATAGGTCATGTAGATAATCGCCTGGATGCGGCGGACAAGAGATTGAAAAAGGCGAAAGCCGGAGAAAAAGCTCTTGCAGAATACATTATCTCAAATGCTCATAGTTGCCCTATACCGGTGGAAATGGTATGCAAACCAGGATTTCAGCAGATAGGATGCGTGCAATGCTTGATAAAGCATCTGGATGTTTTGAATAAGCCGAGGGAGGACTAGGAAATGCTGTTAAATACAAAATGTGAAAGATGCAATGAACCGACCAAACACGTTGTCGGGTTTTGGGATGGAGAAAACGGAAAAAGCGGCTTTGTACATGATTGCGAGAATGAGAAATGCGAAGTACGGCAACTGATTAAGGTTACAGAAACAAAAGCCATGCAGGAAAGATTCAGAATCCAGAATCTGAACAGCCGAAAAAGAATGTACGCAGGGTACATAGCAGCATTACGGAAAGACGCAAAAATATCGATGATGGAAATGTCAAAGATTGCCGGTTGCAGTCCGGCTGAATACAGTGCATATGAGCATGAAAGAAAGCCATTTGATGAGGAGACTTACAGAAAATGTGAAGAGTATTTGCTGAAAAATGAAAAGAAGTTTAAGTCGAGTGGATTATCTGCATCTGAGAGGCTACTGCTCCTTGGACCTTTTGCAGGGGAACAGAAAGACTGGAAAGAACTGGAACGGTGGGTTGATACGGTAAATGGAATTATTTACGATTTGCAGAAAAACAGACAGTAAGGAGAAAAAAGATGGAAGTTAAAATTATTAGTGGATATGGAGAAAATACATTTCAGATGGACGATGCGGATACAATGTCACTTCTTAATAACGCCATGAGATTCCATAATAAAATCAAAGCGATTGACGGTGTTGAGGATAATACTGGTATCAAAGCTGAAAAGGAAGAGGAAATCAAGGAAAGTATCACAGCACAAGAATTTGTGAAAAGAATGCAGGAAAAGCCTCACAGCCGGAATGACAGCCTGTTTGGTACTGGATGGAAGAAAGAACCAGAGAAAACCGAAGAGCCGCAGGATATGGAACATCCTGACGGATACAAAGGGTTCCTGTATATCAAATGCGATAAATGCGGAAAGGAAAAAGGATTCTGTGCAAAAGAAAAAATCAAGTCCTATAAATGTGAATGTGGCAAAGAAACGGAACTGGTAAACCTTAAACCGCTTTATACGAAATGCAAGTGTGGCAATGAATTTAAGTACATGACAAATATGAATACTGCGGAATTTACTTATAAATGCTTTACTTGCGGTAGTCCTGTAGATGTAAAGATGAACAGCAGAAGAACAGCCTATATTACAATCGGGGGGGTACTAAAGGTTATAGCCGCAAGCTGGCTCGGAAATATGGTGCATCAGTTAGTTGCTGGTAAAAGAAAGAGAGGCTAAAAATGAATAAAGCAATCGAGATAGGCCGCCTTACGCGCGACCCGGAAGTTAGATATTCGCAGGGGAACAATACAGCAGTAGCAAGATACACTATTGCGGTAGACAGAAAATTCAAAAGAGAGGGAGAACAAACAGCAGATTTCATCCCTTGCGTAGTGTTTGGAAAACAGGCGGAGTTTGCCGAGAAGTATTTCAGAAAAGGAACAAAAGTTGTTATTTCTGGAAGAATCACAACAGGAAGTTATACAAACAAGGATGGTCAGAAAATATATACCACTGAAATAACAGTGGAGGAGCAGGAGTTCGCAGAGAGCAAAGGAAGTAGCGAAGCACAGGGAACCGGTCAGATGCCAACTCCGAATGGCGATGGTTTTATGAGCGTCCCAGATGATGATACCGGCTTACCGTTCAATTAGAATTATGAGGAGAAATATCAATGCTTGCAAATTATGAAAAATTCGGTTTCAAAATTAAGGCGGAGCATCTGCCTGAATCATGCACATGGTGTCCTTTTTGGACGGCTCCAATGGCGGATGTAGAATTTGCTGGATGCTATATAACCGGAAGTGAAGTTCGGCTAGATACCGGGGAGGCTGACAAAAGGCGAATGCCTGATTGCCCGATAAAGTGCAAGAGAGGCAGGGAGCGTAGGAAAAAAGTTTACCGAAAAAAATAAAAGGATAAATAGGCAGGAGGAATAACGATGGACGATTATACAATCAAGGAAAAAGACAAGGAAGTTGCAGGGATTACGGTAACGTATGACGATGGGAGCACGAAAGAAATTCAGCAAGGATGCTGTGTAGACCTGAAAAACGGCAGTGACGATTTAAGCGTAGAACTGTTGAATATAAAAGCGTTCGATTTAGTAAAACTTACATATGGTCTGATGGTTGTGATAGAAAAAATAGGGCTTGAGGATGCTTTCAATGCGTATGCCAGAGGAGAAACAATACAGGAGGCGCAGGATGAATAGAAAGGCACTGGAAGAAAACCTGGGACGAAGAATAAAGGTCAGACTATTCGACGGAGCAGAATACGAGGGATATTTAAGAAAATCGGGAGATGAACGATATCGGAACGACCCGAACCTGTATTTGCCGAAGAACTATTACTTCTTGACAGATGATTATGGAGTATGCAAAACGTGTTTGTTCCGGGTATCACATATCCAAAATTACAAAATATTAGCTTAAAAGGAGCAGAGAGAATGAAGAAAGCAAGAGCAATGGCGGTTCTTGTAATTGTGGCGGTACTTGTATGTGCCGCCTTTGCTATAAGCAAGAATAGTGCCGAAAAAAGAAAACAGATGATAGCGCAGAAATATGGAATCACGCAGGAAAATACAAAAAATGTTATCAAAATCGAAGAAAATGTATGCAAAACCCAGGAAAGCGATTCAAAAACTCAAGAAAGTGCGCAGGAAGTTCCGGAAAGCGTTATCATACCGGGGAAAAATGAAACAGGGAATCCACTGATTGATGCAGAGTTGCAATCCAAAATAGTAGGCGATAGCTTGATGGCATACATTGAGGTTGACAAAGACACCTTAAAGGGAATATCAGATGAGGAGTACAGAGCGTTCGCCGAAGAGGTTGTGAGGAACAGCGGATACAGATGGTTCGTAATTAAATGTGGAGATGGCACCGGGATAGTTCATGCCGGCTCATATTATGCTTGTGCCGTATATGGGAAACTGGATACGGATGGATGCATAGCGGAACCATACGGATACATATACCTTACAGACAACGGATTTATTTATGAGGAATAGTACAGAAAAAAAGAACTGGATTACTTCCTATATATATGATATACTGACAAATGTAACATTTCGGCTACATTCCTAAAGGTTCGGGGATGCCATGATGATTGAATAAAAAATTCGTTTATGACAAAAATACGATGCTGAAAGAAAACGACCATATAGGAACACCCGTGAAGCCCTATATGGTCGTTTTTTTCTCTGCGAATCTTCTAAATCTTTCTTTTTCCCTGCCGAAAAACAGAAGATTTTATTAAGGTTTCTGAAAACGAGCGGAACTGGGTTGTGTCAGGGAATGTTTTTGCGTATACTGATACGTGTTTGAGACAAGGGAGGACGGATTTTGAAGAGAGACGAGAGAAGAAAGTTTCCATACTATGGTATCCTGCCGCTAATTCTGACGCTGACAGCGAATTTTATCGCTTATTTTGGAACGCGGCCGTTTACCAGTTCGTGGAAACATTACAATATAGAAACGGTGCTGGACCAGCAGATCCCGGTGATCCCGTGGACGATCGTGATTTATTTTGGCTGTTATCTGGTCTGGATTGTAAATTATCTGATTGCCGCAAGCAGAGAGAAAGAATTTGTCTGGCGGTTCTTTGCAGCAGATGTTCTGGCGCGGCTTGTCTGTATGGCATTTTATCTGCTGCTGCCGACAACGAACGTAAGGCCGTCGATCCCGGAACAGGGATTCTGGAATCAGATGCTTGCCTTGCTCTACCAGATGGATGCGGCGGACAATTTGTTCCCATCGATTCACTGCCTGAACAGCTGGTTCTGCTATATCGCAGTCCGCAGCAGACGGGAGATTCCGCGCTGGTATCAGCGGTTCTCTTTCTGGGCGGCACTTGCCGTGTTTGTCTCTACGCTGACAACAAAGCAGCATGTGATTGCAGATGTGATTGGCGGAGCGCTTCTGGCAGAAGTGACGTGGCAGATCGCGGGACGCACGCATCTTGGTGCATGGTATGGCATGATATTGGAACGAAGGAGGTGGAAACGCCGTGCAGAGTAAGAAAAAAATGATCGTGAATACCGTTTTTCTCGTTGTGATTTTTGCGTTGACGATATACGGTGTTTTCCACGGCGAAGACCTTGGCGCAATGATGGAAGCAATGCGGCGGGCAGATGTGCGGTGGCTGTTGCCGGGACTGTTCTGTGTCGTGTTTTTTATCTGGGGAGAATCGATCATCATCTGGTACATGATGCATTCCTTCCAGATTCCGGTGAAGAAGCGGACATGTTTTCTGTTTTCTTCCGTCGGATTCTTTTTCAGCTGTATCACACCGTCCGCAAGCGGCGGCCAGCCGATGCAGCTTTACTATATGAAAAAGGAGAAAATATCTCTTCCGGTATCAACGGTGATTCTGATGATCGTCACGATCACCTACAAAGCGGTGCTGGTCGTGGTGGGACTTGGGCTTGTTCTGTTCGGACAGGGCTTCCTGCACCGGTATCTGACGGAAATCCTTCCGGTTTTCTATCTGGGAATCGGTCTGAATGTCTTCTGTGTCACAGCCATGCTTATTCTGGTTTTTCATCCGGCGCTTGCGCGGACAATTCTGGTTTTGGGACTGAAAATCGTGGAAAAACTGCATTTGATGAAACGAAAAGAAAGCCGCCTGAAAAAACTGGAAGCTTCCATGGAAGACTACCAGAATACGGCAGCGTATCTTGGCACCCACAAAATGGTGCTGGTCAATGTCCTTGCGATTACCTTTGCACAGAGGTTTGCTTTATTTGCAGCAACATGGTTTGTATACCGCGCCTTCCATTTATCAGGCATTTCCTTTATCACCATTGTGCTGCTGCAGGCGGTCATTTCCGTATCGGTTGACATGCTGCCGCTTCCGGGAGGAATGGG